CAGGTTGGGCGAGAAGGGCTACCCGTCTGCGGGCCGCGTGGCATGGGACGCATGGGGCGGCGACGCTGGCAGGTCGTGGGCCAACGCGATAGTGGCGAGGGCGGAGAGGTCAGTCAAAAAGCAAGAGGGTTGCCCGGTCGCCACCCAAGACGTTGCGGTGAACCTAAAGAATCGCCAGGTAGCGATCGAGACCGCCAACTACGGGCCACTCGACCCGAACGAACCGAACGACCTCTACTGGCAAGAGCGCGCCGAGGTGTTCGACACGACACCAGACCAGGCCAAGTCCTCGCGCTGCGGCAACTGCGCCGCGTTCGACGTGACCGCGCAAATCAAGGAATGCATTGCTGAGGGCATAGGCGACGAGGGCGACCCCTACGACGTGATCGACGCTGGCGACCTCGGGTACTGCCGCGTCTTCAAGTTCAAGTGCGCCGCCGCGAGGACGTGCGACGCCTGGATCGCGGGCGGCCCGATCGCGGACAAGCAGATGCACCCGGAGGGCGAGGTAGAAGGCGGCGACGTAAAGGTGGAAATAAACGTGCACCAGATGCCGATGAAGAATGACGAGGATCGCCCGCTCATGCGGTACGGATCGGCGCCCATGCTCACGCTGCGCAAGGCGGAGGAACGCAAGTACACGCTGGGCCCGCTCTACATGCCCAACAAGGTGGACGCGCACGGCGAGTTCACCGACGAGGACGAGTTGCAGGGCGCGGTCTGGGAGTACGTGCGCAAGGGCGACCGCCGCATACGTCTGCAGCACAACCGCGACGTGGTGGCTGGCGAGTGGGTCGAGGTGATGACCTGGCCCTACGAGATGACGGTCGAGACCGCGATGGCTGACGGCACGGTGCAAAAGTCCGAATACCCCGCCAACACCGTCTTTCTGGGCGTCGTCTGGAAAGACTGGGCGTGGAACCTCGTGAAGGAAGGCAGGGTGCGCGGCTACTCGATCGGCGGCAAGGCGGAGCGGATCAGCGTGGACATGGACAAATCTGTCGAGTTGCTGGCTAAGGCGACCAAGACCGAGGACGGCGTTGAGTATCCCCGCGAGGCTTTCGCCTACGCGCCAGACCCCGAGCGCCCGAGCGGTTGGAAACTGAGACTTTGGGACGACCTAGAGAGCAAGGTGACCCCGCGCCAACTAGGTCGCGCCGTCGCCGCGCTTGGCCCCGGCGGGTTCAGGGGCAACCGCGTGCAGATACCCGCCGACGACTTGGGCGATGTCAAGGCGAAGATCCGCGCGGCATGGCGCGCCACCTATGGCGAGGAACGGGCGATACCCCGCGCGATCGCGTGAGGTACGTCTTTTGCGAGAGCGAGAGCCCCGACGAGCATTGGGGCTACCTCGACGTGGACGGCAAGGTGGTGCTCGACCTCGGCTGCGGCAACTTCGGGGCTGAGGTAACACAGAGCACGCCGGAGTTCTTCATCGAGCGCGGCGCGAGCAAGGTGATAGGCGTGGACGTTTGGATCGACAGCCTCGACCACATCGACCACCCGGACATCGCGCTGATAAGCGTCAAGATTGACAACGCCGACGAGATCGCCAACCTAATCAGGCGCTTCAGACCAGACGTGATCAAGTGCGACCTAGAGGGCGGCGAGGTGCACCTACTTGACCTGCCCGACAACGTGCTGCAAATGGTCAAGGCATACGCGATAGAGACTCACGACGACGACACCTACGACCGCGCTTGGCAGGTGTTGCGCGGCAACGGCTACAAGATACGCACGACGGTAGACCTGCTCCACTCGCAACCTTGCAAGGTCGTCCACGCGACCAAGTAAATATTTTGCTTGCGGCGCACTTATGCCGTGCCTAATCTTTGCCGCGTGTCTCGGTTACGTAGCCGAGGCTAGGACACGTCAGGAGCCCCATGCCGAGCAAGCGCCGCAAAATGGTGAACCTCAACATCGAGGAGGCGTCCGGCGTGGATCACCCCGCCCACATGTCTGAGGGCTGGGTGGTAATGAAGAACGCCACGAGTGAGGACGTAACCGATACGTTCTCGGGAATCGAGGAAGCAACTATGGACGAAGTGCAAGAACTAGACCAAATCATTGACTTGCAGGACGCACTTCTCAAAGCCGAGGCACGTATCGAGGAATTAGAGAAGGCTGCCAAGAAGTACATGCACGAGGACGACGACGACGAGATGGAAATGGGCATGCACGAGCGCAAGAAGAAGAAGAAGGCCAAGGACGAAGAGATGCTGAAGTCGTTGCCCGAGCCCGTCAAGAAGATGGTAGATGACCTCCGCACACAGGCTGAGGAAGCCGTGAGCAAGGCACAAGCAGCCACCGAGGAATTGGCAAAAGAGAGAATTGCAAAGGCTGACGCCGAGGCGATCGCCCGCGTCAAGTCTTGGGCCTCACTCTCGCTAGACGCCGAAAAGGTCGGGCCTGCCCTAAGAAAGTTAGGCGAGGTAGACGCTGACCTCGCCAAGTCGGTGGACGAGGTGCTCAATGCCGTCAATGGACAGGCAGAAAGCGCCAACATCTTCGCCGAAATTGGCAACTCGAAAGGAAGCGACGCCAACTCACCGTACGAGCGCCTAAGCACTTTGGCTAAGGCAGCCGTCGAGAGCGGGACTGCCGCGACCTTTGAGCAGGCGTTCGTAGATGTCGCAACCGCTAACCCGGACATCTACGCACAGCACCTAGCAGAAGGAAGGTAAAAAAACATGGCATACGAAATCAGTCCGTATGCGGTACGAGTGACGTTCCCCTCGGGTGCAGATCTGTCGGCGTCGCAGTACCGCTTCGTCAAGATGTCGGGCGCCTCAGTGGTCGGCGTTAGCGCCATTACTGACCGTCCAATCGGCGTCTTGCAAAATGACCCAACATCAGGTGAGGAAGCAGTAGTCACCGTTGCGGGTGGCACAAAGATCGTGAGCGCAGCAGCACTGTCGGCTGGCAACTCGATCTTCACCGCCGCAAACGGGACTGCAAGCCCAATCGCCGCGTTCGGTGACGCAATCGCCTCGACCGTGTTCGTACAAGGACAGGTCATCTTGGCGAGCAGCGCAGCGAGCGAAATCGCAACTGCAGTCGTGTCCTGCGCCACCGCAGCACGAGGCAACTAGGGAGAGTGAGAAACCATGCCACAACCAACTAGCAACCAAGTCCACATTGATGCGATTCTCACCAACATCTCTGTCGCCTACATGCAGAGAGCAGAATCGTTCATTGCCGACAAGGTGTTCCCGATCGTGCCAGTCGACAAGCAGAGCGACAAATACTTTGTTTACACGAAGAACGACTGGCTACGTGACGAGGCACAACGTCGTGGCCCGGGCACGGAGTCGGCAGGCGGGGGATACAACCTCACCACCGCTACGTACTCGGCAGATGTCTTTGCATTCCACAAGGACATCAGCGACCAAATCCGCGCGAACGCCGACGCCCCGATCAACCTCGACCGTGAGGCCGTGGACTTCGTAACCCACCGCCTCCTGCTACGTCGTGAGATTCAGTTCGTCGCTGACTTCTTGACGACAAGCATCTGGTCGTTGGACATCACGGGCGTCGCGTCGTCACCGAGCGGCAACCAAGTAATCCAGTGGAGTGACTACGCAAACTCCGACCCGATCGACAACGTGGAGGCGGGCAAGGCGTACGTCCTGAGCAAGACGGGCTATCAACCGAACGTGCTCGTTCTGGGCTACGAGGTATTCCGCGAGTTGAAGAACCACCCCGACTTGGTGGACAGAATCAAATACACGAGCAGCCAGACGATTACTGCGGACATGATGGCCCGCATGTTTGAGTTGGACAGGGTGCTCGTGTCGCAGTCAGTAAAGGCAACCAACAACGAAGGCGGCACCGAGGGTTACGACTTCACGATGGGCAAGCAAGCCCTTCTGGCTTACGTGCCCGCGTCCGCTGGGTTGCTGACCCCTGCCGCTGGATACACCTTCACCTGGACTGGTGTGTCACAAGGGCTAGGCGCGAACATCGGAGTCTCATCGTTCCGCATGGAATCGCTGAAATCGACACGAGTTGAAGCAGAGTTGGCGTTTGACAACAAGGTTGTCTCACAAGACCTCGGCTACTTCTTCACCTCGATCGTTGCCTAAGGGGGCGATATGCCTTTCAACCGCGTAACACGTGGTAACGCGCTGACGGGTGCGCTCAACGTGGGTGCGGGCACGAGCATCAAGAAGATCCAGAGCGGGTCGGTCGCAATCGACTTCCCCGCCGCGAGTGCCA